TCAATGAGCTGGGCCGTATCGTTGCGAACTTCGACTTGTTTGCGATGGAAGCCGAACGGCATGACCACGGTCTTGTATGCCTTGTCCGGCCCCTGGTGAGCGTCGTTCCACTGCTCCTTGAAACGGGCCAGCACCTCGGGCTTGTGGGGCTGATCGGTCTCGATATACGTCCCCGGCTGCGCGCCGTTGCCGAAGAACGACCCCGAGTGCAGCTCGGTGGCCCGCGCCAGCCCAATCGCGTCGCGGGACAGGGTGGTGGGCACAAATCCCGTCACCCCATCTGACGAGAGCCAGCGAAGATGAAAGATCTCGTCCTGCCGATACTCGGTTACATGCACCTGCGGCTGGATCGGCGTCGTCGGCTCGGTGTAGTAGTACCTCAGTTTGCCGTTCGTCAGCCGCTTGACCTCCATCCGCGAGGGATGCAGCGGGATCAGCTCGGTCACGCCGCCCTGCCGGCCGCCCTTGATGTGGGCGTAGGCGTTGCCCCACAGGAGCAGCCAGCTTTGCATCAGTTCGCGGAACTCGAAGCCCGTCATCCACGAATTCGGCTGGTAGCAGATCACCTCATGCAGGTGCTGCTCCTCGGCGATCTCCTTGCCGCCGCCGGGGAGACGCCGATAGACGTTGAACGGGAGGCTGGCGATCGACTCGGACAGCACACGAACGCAGGCGAGGACGGCCGTGCACTCAAGGGCCGTCTCCGGCGAGACCGAGACCCCCGACGCAGTTCGCCGGGTGTTGGAAATCTCCTCAAAAATGCGGGAAAGATTACCGCGAAGCTCGATCAGATCGGAGACTTCCTCGTCGACTCTGTCCACGCTACAGCACCATGAGGTTTGGTTCGTCGGTATTGCCGTGGGTCTCGCTGGAGGCAATGCCCAAGGCCATGATCAGAGAAACTGCCCCGTCGATGCGGGCCGTAGAGTGGCTGTTTTTTTTCGTCGGTTTGATATTTGCGGCGTCGTCTACCTTCACCTGCACATTCGACATCTGCCACGCCAGGACGGGGTTGCCGCCGTGACGCAGTTTCTTGGAGATTGTCAGCGTCTCGAGCAGCTTCGACGGCGCTGACATGCTCGCAAAACCTTGTCCAAACGGCTTAACGTCGATTCCCTCCGCCGTGAGCTGCGTCGTCAGATGCACTGCGTTCCAGCGGTCAATCGCAATAGACCGAACCGCATTCTTCTCGCAAAACGAGAGAATGTAGTCGCGGACCACGTCATAATCCGTTATGTCGCCATCTGTTAGTGTAACAAAACCGTCCTTCGCCCAGGCTTGATACGGCACCCTGTCCTCGCGACCACGCTTGATCGCGTTCTCCTCTGGGATGAAGAAGTGAGCGTGGATGTCGTAGGTGCCGTCGGCGTCCGGCCAGACCGCCACGAACGCCGTCGTGTCGAAGGTGCTGGCGAGGTCGACGCCGCACCAGCACGGCCGCCCCGCCGTCGGCCTGAGCGGAGCGTTGTTGGCGTCCCAGGCACCGTGCCTGATCCACTTGGTTTCCGATTTTTGCCACTGGTTCAAGTGGAGGGTTCGGAAGACGACTTCGTCGGTGGGAGACGACTTGGCTTTTTCGGCGAATTGGCGGAAGTATTCCGGCTTGGAGGTGATCCCGTAGTTCGGATTCGCCTTCTTCCACGTCTCCTCGGCGAATGGGTCATCTTCGGGGTCGGCGGCGTAGATGCAGGGGAGGAAGGACTCGTCCTTGAGGACGCCGTCTCGCACCTTGATGGCTCGCTGCCAGTCCTTGTAGCAGGGGCCGTCCATGTCTGTGCCGGCCGTTGTGATATAGATCGTCAGAGGCTGCCGGCGGGCACCCATGCCCGTCTCGAGCACGTCGACCAGCTCGCGATCTCGGAATACATGAAACTCGTCTATGAGGACCACCGAGGGGTTCAGGCCGTGTTTGGTGCTGCTTTCGCTACTCACAGTTATCATCGTCGACTTCGTCGATTCGACCACGATCGAGTTTCGATATACCTGCGCACGCTTCATAAGACTTGGGCACGACTCAAGCAGATGCTTCGCGGCGGTGTGCAATATCCCGGCCTGCGACCTGTCGCCAGCCGCGACGACGATCTCAGACCCAGGCTCGTTGTCCATGAAGAGGCAATAAAGCCCTAATGCCGCACACATTTGGCTTTTTCCTGACTTTCTCGGCAACGCGAGAAAAGCGCGGCGATATTGCCTGAGTCCATCCGGCGTGAACGTATACAGCAGCTTGTCGAAGAAGTCCTGCTGCCACGGCATCAGCTCGAACGGCTTGTTTGCAAAGTCACCCTTGGAGTGACGCAACATGCCGCAGAACTGGGTGAACAGGCTCGGCTCGCGTGTCATGCGACTCTCGTCTGCGGCGGGTATCGCCGATTCGCGATATACGGACTGATGCCTGCGTACTGCTTGAAGTTGTCCTTGCCGACCAGATAGAGCGGCCTGCCAGTTGCTCGGAATGCTGCCACCTTGTCCTTTGACCTGCCGAAGAACTCGCCCTTCACTTCAATCCACAAGTCACCAAGCGGGCCGAGGTCGACCTTGAAATCCGGCGTGTATCTTGTGTGCTCATCCAGCCGGAGCGACTCTGGCTCGTACTCCCAAGACAGACCATCGCGATCGAGCCTGTGGGCCACGGCGACTTCCCACGATGAACGCATCCAAATCGTTCCACGAACACCTTGGTACAGACGATTGAGGTTCGCGCGGCTGCCAATGTCTCGCGTAGCTGCCTGCGAAGACCGCTCGCGGTGCAGGCAGCCGCACGACTGCGTGGTTCCACGTCGGAGGCACTGCTGCTGGATAACGCACGCCTCGCCGCAATCGCAGATGCACGCAACTGTCGCGCGATTGCCTTTCGCATATTGTGTGCCTTGCACTGCCGTTAGCCTGCCGAATCGCTCGCCTCGCAGAACTGGATGGCGACATCTTGCGGCGATCGAGTCACGCCTCATGCAGCCGCATGATGGCATCTTTCGGCCTTTTAGGTTCGCGGCGCTCACGGCTCGCTCTGTCCCGCAGTCGCACCTGCATTCAACCATTTGCTGACCAGACGAGTAGTCGCCGTCCTTGATCGCCGTCCATCGCCCATGCCTGTCGCCGGCCTTGATCTGACGCCTTGCTGGCATATTCCCCTCGGAGTTATGGCTCCATGCCAAAACTGCAAGTCGGGGATATTTGCGTGAGTCAACCACGCTTGGCGAGCAGAGCATCCATCGGATCGACGACCACCTTCACGGCTCCGTAGCCGAGGCGGGTTCGATCGCCGGGGGTCAGGCCGAGCACGGTCTCGAGGTGCCGAAGCGCCTCGCCGCACTCTTTTGCCTGCATTGCCATTGCCACTGGACGAGAGAATCGGATCGAGCCGTCGGGGGCCAGAACCTCAACGTAGGCTGAGTCGACCGCCTGGAGCTGCTGAGTCGCGTACTCCCACATAACGTAGGTCGTCGCGTACCTCGTGATGACGTGTTCGTCGGATTCGGCCAGGGTTCCCATGCCGTCCAGCCACGCCACAACACGGGAGAAAATCTCCTTCGCCCGAGGTTTCAGCCACTCGGCCGGCTGGATCGGGGTCGGCGGCGCGGCACCAAGCTCCTCGCGGTTCTTGGCGTGCTTGGAACCACGCATGGCGAGGATGTGTTTCGGCGTTGGGGGGCGACCCTTCATGCCTACAAGCCTACAGAACGGCTTCTAGGGCGTGCAAAGGAGTCGGAAAAACAGGGGCGAAGCTGGCCGGCGAACAGCCGGCCAGCGAAAGAGCCAGTTTTGTCCGAGCGTCTTCCCCTTAGGACATGCGGTCTGCCTAACAAACCCCCCGGACGGGGAGTCCCCCTATCGGGTGGCAGTGTCGATGGTGCCCCCCTGTCGGGCGGCCGCGGCCGCCTCGCTGTTCTCGGATACTAACTGTCCGGCCGGATTTCTTTTCAGGCCGCGCGCAAGCTTTTCCGATGCTCAGCGTATACCTATTGAATCCCGAAAACGGGATGCTATGGTATCTGTCGTGCGGCCGATTGTCGGCCGCAAGTTTTCAACTCGAAAGGATGGCAACGATGGCAGCGCGAGAGATTTTCAAGGGCCCAGAATCTAATGCAAAACTGGCGCACGGGAATGATAACTGGTACGTCATGTCGCTTTCCCTAGCAGCATCCGATACTGGTGGGCAAAATGTCTGCTCCAGAGCCTTTCCCGCAAGCGAGGCGGAGGCGATGCTGGCCGATGGTGTGAGCATCGAACAAATAGCAGCATATGCCAACGCTAAGGGGCTTTCGTGTTGCTCGCTTTTCTGTTGCGTTAACAGGACCGGCCGCGGCCGAATGCCGAATGTCGAAATAGCGAGGCGCAGCCTTTCGCGATGGTTCGAGCAGGATCGGGAAGGATTTCTTGCGGCTGCGACGGCTCAACTCATCGCCGAAAGACGGCAGGCAGACGATGAGGGGTACAGGCTCGCCATCCGGCCGAATTGCAATTCAGATAAGCGATGGGAGGTCATCGCCCCGCATTGGTTCGATATTGTCGAGACAGCCTACGACTACACGAAAGACAGCGCGAGACTCGGCAAAACGCCGGAAAATTACCATCTCGTGTATAGCGTCAACGATGGCACCACATTTGACGATTGGCGGCGCGTACACGACACCGGCGCAAGCATCGCCCTCGCTTTCGACGTTGAGTATCAGCCGGGCGGAAAACCGGAATATCGGAAGTATGGTGTTCTCCCCAACGAATGGACCGACCCCACAGGCTACAGGTGGGAGGTTATCGACGCCGATGCCATCGATGCCCGGTTTCTTGACGTTGGCCGAGTGTGTGCCGGTCTGCGGCTGAAGGGTACGATTGAAGGACGCGCGCAGGCGAGGGCTTGCGGTTTCGCAGAGACTAAATTCGCGGGCGGGATGTTCACCCGCATCCACCCGGCCGATGCTCGCCTCGCCATCTTATAGGCTACAGGCGCACAATCGGCAGGGGCAAGCACGACCTGACCACACTCGATCCTCGCCGGCCCAGGTCGGCAGGGGCAAGCACGACCTGACCACACTCGATCCTCGCCGGCCCAGGTCGGCAGGGGCGAGCACGACCTGACCACACTCGATCCTCGCCGGCCCAGGTCGGCAGGGGCGAGCACGACCTGACCACACTCGATCCTCGCCGGCCCAGGTCGGCAGGGGCGAGCACGACCTGACCACACTCGATCCTC